ATTCCAAACTGACCACCAGTAGCAGAAGTCACGGTGTACGGCTGGAACTCAAGCATACCTGAAAGCTTGTCAGCTAAACCGGGTACAAACTCGCCTGAAGCTGTGGTGTACCCAGCTAGTTCTTCGTAGCCTCTTCTGCCTGTTTCACCCAGTTGTTCGTAGGCTTTTGCACCCAGTGCTAAACCACCGGCAGTAATACCGGCACCAAATAAGTTTTCCCAGTTGAATCCTGTGTTTTCCTCATCCATTAGTAGGTTCCTCCGCTAATCGTCCCTGTAGCTAACGTGCCTGTAAAGGTCAGCGCAGGTATTGTTACAGTTCCTGTGAACGTAGGTCCAGCAGTGTCTGCTTTGGTTGCTACTGCAGTAGCGATGTTGTCAAACTCAGTTTCAAACTCAGTTCCTTGAACAACCTTGTTAGGGTCTCCTGCAGACAAAGTATCCTTTGCAGCAAAGTCTGTTACCTTAGTATAATTACTCATATTGTTTTACCTACTAGTGCAAGTACATTGATTTCTTGTATTGACAGTTCGTTGCCATTAATGCTTGTTTCCATACCTATGCTCAATGTTCCTCCACTGCCATTAGTGTTTACAGCGTCTTTAGACGTCAAGATACCGTCAGAGTATTGACCTACGGTGTACTCGTCTATACCAAACTCTGCTTTTGCTTGGTCCTTCAGAGTTATAATACTTGTGTTGTACGAAGAACCAAAGTCGTAGTCCCACTTTAGTAGTATATCGAGACCACTACCACCTACTACCGTAGGTCTAATCTTCTTTAGGAACTTAAGTTTAGAAGGGTCACCAAAGGACAATTCAGGACTAAAGTACTTGAAGCTATAAGGACTACCATTGTCCTGAAAACCTGTGTACTGCCCTATGCCCTGTGCGCTTCCTATGAGTAAGTCTCCGTTGTCCTTGCGTTCATAACAAGTGAAACTAGTGCCGGGCCAACGTGTAACTCTGTATGACCCGTTTTCTAAAGCACCTCTTATGTCAAAACAAAAGCTTATGTTCTGGTTTGTAAAAGTTAGTAGGTAGAAGTTTGCTTCTGGGTAATACACAGACTTGTAAACTTCGTTTGCTTCATTGATTAACTGAATGATGTCCGTAGTAATAGTACCGGACAAACTGCTTATTGGCATAGATTTTTCTTGTATTGTTCTGCCAAAGCTCTTTAGGCCAGTCTGGGAAAGAAAAATAACGTCTACACCAGTGTACTGCACTGTGTCTCTACCTACGCAACCAACACCTGAAATAGTGTCGGACAAAGCCATAGTAGCAGGAGAATCAGCACCTGAGTAAACTACGATACTTCTTTTACCAAAAATGATCAAAAGATTGTTATGTGCTGCTAATGCAACAATTTCGTCATAACCATCAGGCCATACTTTAGCTATGTCGATGGAGCCAGAGGTTCCACCTGACCAGTCATGGCCTATCAAAAGATCAGACCAATAAACAGTTGACTTGTCTGTGGCAAAGTCTGCAGTCCAGAGTCTGCCGTAAGCTGCTAGGACTTCGTTGCCGTACATTGTTGAAGCAACACCTGCTGCACTATTGACAGAGCTTAGTGTTACTACGTTACTATTAGCGCCTCCGGGTGTCCCTGAAGTAGTTACGTTGTATATCAGAGGCTGAAACCCGCGCTGAAAAAAGTAGATGCTGTCGTTAAAGTTGACCATCTTCCAGTCGTCAGCGTTGATCGTGTAGCTACCCGGAGTCTCGTCAACCAGTGTGGTTGTACCACTGAGTATCTTGTTGTTGCCCACAGAGAAGATCTTAGTGTTGCCGTTAGCGTCTCTGAACTCTTTTATAGCACTTAGGTTGTCACTACCTAACTGCGTCTTGTTAGTAGTCGTGACGTTAAGGCCCTTACGTGCTGCTATACGCCCTCTTTTGTCAATCACTGCATTGTCAGCAGTCTCAGCAAAGGAAGGGTCCTGAGACAACGGTGAGTCCTCAGTGTTAATGCCCTTGAAGCCCGGAGCTACAAGATTAATACTTTTGAGTTCTTGTGCCATATAAGTACCTTAAGGCGTGTAGAAGATAGTTTCTTCAGGGTGTCTAGCAGCGTCCATTGCAATAGCATCTGACAAGTACTTGTTAGCCATAGCAAAGTATTCTTGAGTAGAAGTACCCCCGGTTTCACCACGCTCACGTGCAGCAAAGGCTACAGCAAGGTGCATTACTGGCATCGCAGGTATTTTAATAGTGTCCGTGTCAGCACTTAAGTCGCCGTTACGTAACGCACAGTTAAAACGTAAGGAGTAAACTGCGTCAGGCTTAGGGTAAATGTCGATTAACGTGTCACCGTCTGTGTCAACACCGTTGTACGTGTAGTACACAGGTGCGCCAGAGACAGGGTTACCTAGGAGAAACTGTGAGTCAAACCAGTTGTTAGTCTGGTAAATCATGGGAAGGTTAGACGTGTCATTTAACACGTTTAGTTCCTTGATGTTGTTCTGGCTGCCAGTCAAGGAGTAGTTAAAGACTCCAGAAGTAGTAGTGATTGTAAGTGTAGTCCTAAGTGCAGACCAATCCCACGAGTTTTCCACAAGGTCTTTAGCGTCATTAACAAGGTCACCTATAAGTTTACTGTAGGAGTTAGTTTGCACAGAGGAAACTTCTGTTTCCCTCAGCCTCCTAAGTACATTGTTGACTAGATCTTTGTAAGTCATTAGATCATTCCTTTAAACAAACTTTCATTAATAATACGGTCTAGCTCAACAGTGTAGTCTTTAGGCTGGTACTGTACTCCTACAAACTGTGGTAGCTGGTAGTCAAAGCCTCCCATGTATCCGCCACTTGTTGCGTTTCTTCCTGCTGCCCCTGCTGCCCCTGTTGCTCCTGTTGCTCCTGTTGCTCCATCTTCTCCGTCTTCTCCTACGAGTCCATCAGTACCGTCTGTACCATCTAGACCGTCAGTACCATCGATACCGTCTGTACCGTCTACACCGTTGCCACCACCGTTGGTTGAAGGGTTTACTACAGGTGGTGTCTTATTGTGTGAAAGCAAAGAACCTACAAAGTAAGTATGAGCGTCTTCAACTGTTATTACAACAATTTCTCCATAAGGTGCTTCTTCTACAGAAACAACTTTAACACCTTGTAGTTCTTCTCCTACGTTTAAATCTTTACTTTCTACCCACGAATCTTCTTTTTTAAACTTATGTGTATAAGAACCAACAAAAGAGAAACCGTCATTAAAAATAACTTTAAGTCGTTTGTCTTCTCTAATGTCTACATAAGTTACTTTGTAAAAACCTGCTTTATTTGTATGTTCGTGAGTAGTCCAAACTAAGTCGCCTACTTGTAAGTCACCAGCACGTTTAACTTCTCCTTCTCTTTCTCCTATTTTTATTGGCATGTCTGGAGAAGGACAACTTGAAGGGGCGGTTCCTCCAGTTTCAGTGCCACCACCTTCGTTAACAGGTTCTTCTGGTTCAACAACAGGTTCAACAACTGGGTCAACCGGCTCAACCGGCTCAACCGGCTCAACTACATCTATAATAACTTCTTCGTCATCTTCAAAAGTAGTTGTTCCTTCTAAAACAGAAAAACCTCCGTCACCATCGGCGTCACTGTCACTTATAATTTCCCAAGAACCATCTTCGCCTAAACTATAGGTATTTCCATCAGTGCCAGCTATTGCAATAATGTTTCCGTCTTTGTCCGTAATTGATCTACCCGCTGGTGGTTTAGTAGTAGATTGAGTGCCGTCATCGTCGTCGTTATTAGTTAAACCAAGATCGTCGTCATCAGTAGTGTTTCCAAGACCGTCTTCATCAGCGGTGCTGTCCGCATTTATGTCTGCTACTTCTTCCCATTCCCCATCTTCATTAAAAAATAAGTCTCCTAATAATACTGCTGCTGTCGAAGAGCCTGTAATAGACCCATCTTCGTTTAAAGCAAGATCATCAAGAAGTACGTTACCTATGTCTTTAATGTCGGCAATAAGGTTACCATCACCGTCCGTTAAGATACTTCCTATTTCACCAAGAGGACCTAATACTTCTCCAGCAGCGTTTACTACTGCGTTTTTAATGTCTTCTGAACCAACAAAATTACCGTTTTCGTCAAAAAGAGGTATTCTTATGGGGTTTCCGTTTACTTCAAAATTTACGGGAATTTTAAGGTCTAACCATGTCCCCTTTCCGGGGGCAGTAGTAAGAATATTAGTAGATTGCTCT